TGAACTTATCAAAAGACCGTGTTGCAGGTACAGACATTCAATCAGACCGTCAGCCAAGAGTTGACCGTCACGGTAACAGAGTTGTAGGTGGAGACATCGTAGCTGACCTTCGTCATGCTGAGTTCGATCTACTTACACAAGCTGCATTAATGTCAGACAATGATTTTGCTACAGGCTTTACAGCAGGAGATGGGTCTACAGGAGTTACTAACGCAGCTATCGCAGGTATAACACCACAGTTCTTCTCACTAGAAGATTATGCTGCAGACATCGACCAAGCTCGTTTGTTTAGCGGTTGTACTGTTAACACAATGTCAGTCTCTATGGCTCCAAACCAGATGGTTTCAACAACCTTTGGTATTGTAGGTAAAGAGATGGCAGTATCTGCTACACAAAAGACACAAGATGCTTCCGCAGGTAACTCACCTTTTGATGCTTACTCAGGTGACATCAAGTTAGGTAACGTAGGTTCTCTAGGTTCAGCTTTGACATTGATCACTGCTGTTGATTTTACTGTCACTAACAACTTTGCTCCAACATTGGTTATTGGTGAAAGTACAGCGTCAGCACTAGAGTTTGGTATGATCAACGTAGAAGGAACAGTATCTGCGTACTTCGAAGACGATACACTGCTTAACCGATTCTTGAACGAGACTGAGTCTTCACTAGAGGTGTCAGTTGGTGACGGTACAAACACACTAACATTCTTATTCCCACGTATCAAAGTTAACTCTGCTGATGTGGGTGTAGACGGACCAACTTCACGTATTGTGAATATGTCTTTTGTCGCTCTTCGTGACACTTCAGACTTATCGTCCTCTACAACAGACACAAACACAATCCTGAAGATTAAGAAATCAGGTGCGTAAGTAATCCCTAGCTAGGGCGAGGGAAGTGGTTGTCGGGTGCTGCTTCCCTCATTTAAATAACCCGACTGTTAACTCGAAAGGAACCCGAAATGGATTTAATGAATATTGGTAAGATGAAAGAGACCTCTGAGGTTATCTTGTATAACCCAGTTAACTCAGAAATACTTATGAATGAAGATGGAAGCGAAATGTCCATAACAGTATATGGGCCGTATTCCTCTAAGTATAAGTCAATCTCCCACAATCAGCAAAACCGTAGGTTGATGAAAGCTCAACGTACTGGCGGTAAATTAAACCTGAGTGCTGAAGAGATAGAAGCATCTGCATTTGACCTACTGGTTAAGTGCGTTGCGGATTGGGACATTACTTTAGGTGGTGAGAAGCCTGAGTGTACCGAAAAAATGGTACGTGAAGTGTTCGAGCAATTGCCTTGGGTACGTGAGCAGGTAGACAGTGCTCTAGGAGACACCCAAGCTTTTTTGGACAGGTCCAATCAGAACTAGAGGCTTTTGCTGAACAATCTTTTAGACTTAGTCGTAAGGTAAAAGGCTCCAGAGCCACCGAAAGAGAACATTTAGAACAAGTAGCAAAGCAGTTAGGCAAAACGGTTGAAGAACTTGATACAAAATTCGTTGATTCTGTATTCCCTGACCTTGCTGCACATATTTGGGCCACCTTCCTTGAGTTACACGATGGTAGAACTTACGGAATGAGTGGCCCTAATCCTATCTCATACGATATTATTATGGGATGGTGTTATCTGAACGATATAAAACTAACCCCTTGGGAAATTTCTGTAGTGAAGTCTTTAGACAACCTATGGATAAAAGTTACAGGCGAAGAGAATGGCTGACCTTTTACAGTTAGATTTTGTTGTTAAAGAGATTGGGTTAGATAAAGCCCTGACTCAAACTGCAAAGTTTGAACGTGAGATTTTGAAGACCGTTAAGGCTTACGAAAGAGGTCAGATCACTCAGGATCGTTATAGAAAGTCCCTGCTTAACACAAAAAGACAAATGGCTGCTTTGACCAACGAAAATGGTAAGCAGATTATGTCCATACAAAAGGCTAACCAAGCTACACAACAGTTTATTGCCACCCAGAGGGGTTTAAGTACTGCAGTGGGCGCAAGTGGCGTAGCTGCACAACAGACTGCCAGAAAGACAAATCAACTTGGTGTTCTAATGCAGCAGTCTGGATATCAAATTGGTGACTTTGCGGTTCAGGTCCAATCTGGTACAAATGTTATGGTCGCTCTTGGTCAACAAGCCACACAGCTTGTTGGTACTTTTGCCATGCTTGCTAGAAGCACTGCGCTAATTGCCTTGTTTTCTGGTCTTGGTGTTGTACTTCCTATTGTAACAGCTATAGCGGCTGCATTTATGAGAACTGCAAAATCGGCAGAAGAGGCTAAAGATAAAGTAACTGGGTTATCCAAAACTCTTAAAGACTATAGGCAAGAACAACGTGCGCTTGCTCAAAGCGTGACTGTTGATCAATTAGCTTTAATAGACAGAATAGAGGCTATCAAAGAACTTCAACAAGAGTACTTAAAGGTTTTAAGAAATACAGGTGAGGGTGATAGGTCAGGTAAAAATAGAGCAGATGCTGAAGCTACTATAAAAATACTAAATGATCTTCTCCTTAAAACAACAGGTCAACAAAAAGACCTACAAGTACTAATAAATGATGAATACATTAAACGTCTCAAGTCTATGGAACGCTCTAACATTCTTGCTTCTATAGAAAACAAGTTTGGGCAAGATCATATAAAATATAGAAATGAGTCTCGTAGACAAGCTGAAATAGAATTAGAAGCTGAAATCAGGGCAGCAGGTATTTCTGAGGCACTTGCAGAGAGGTTGAGAGATAGACTTAAAACCGAATATGATATTATTGACGCCAAAGTTGAACAGGATAAATTAGATGTAGCGGCAAAGGGTAGACAAGAGGCTATAATAAATAGCCTGAAGAGTGGCCTAACAATTTATGAAAAAATGGTTGATGAGAATAAAGCTATTCAAGAGGCTGCTCAAAAAATCAAAGATACTCACGCTGACGAAGTACGGGATTTAAGAGAGAAGATTGCTTTAGTCCGTATAGAAGCTGAACATGGCAAGGATAGCGCAGTACTCCAAGAAGCAACGGCTGAGTTTGCTAGAGACGCCTATGAGCAATCTCGTGCTTCTGCAGGTATCAAAGGGGATCTCTTAAAAGCAGAGATGAAGATATATGATGTTTTGCAGAGGGAGAAAAAAGAATTAGCTGATATAGTTGAAAAAGAGAGGCAGAGACTCCTCTTTGCCAAAGAGCGAAGAAAGTTTTTTGCTCGTGAATCTGAACGTCAAATGATATTAAATGAATCTCCTATCTTTATGAATATGGATTCCATAGGAGAAGCAGCTAAAATTTATCAAGATAGCCTAAAAAAAGCTGATAGGGCGCAAAAAGAGGTAGAGGCTTCTGCAGAAAAACTTAAAGAAGAGCTAGAAGGCCCACTTGTATCTGCTATTGGGAGTGTATCAGATGCGTTTGGTGACTTTATCGCTCGTGGCCTAAAAGATTTCAAAGGCTTCGTAAAAGACATACTCAGGTCTTTCCAGAACATGATTGCACAGATGATTGCTACGGCTGTTAGCAATCGTATTATGATTAGTCTGGGTATGGGGAGCGCAGCCACTGTAGCAGGTACGAGTGCCGCATTTGCAGGTCCTGCAGGAGCTTTCTTAGGTACTACAGGTGCAGCAGGTGTGGCAGGTACTGGGCTTATGGGAGGTGTTGGTTCAGTATTTGGTGCAGGTGGTATTGGCATGAGTGGATCATTCAGTGCGCTTGGCAGTATACTTGGTGGAGGTGGTATGAGTGGATTTACGATAGGTGCTGCTATCCCTGCTATTGCTGCAGTTGCTGCTGTTGTAGGACTACTCACTAAGAAAACTAAGTTATTAGATACTGGCCTAAGAGCCACTGTTGAGGGTTTTGATGCGGTTATTGACACATTTCAAGTTACACAAAGTAGTCGTTTATTTGGACTACTAAAGGGGTCGAAGAAGACTACATTTACTGCAGCAGATGCAGAAGTTGCCGACCCAATTATTAGTGCTATTAATGAAATGCAGCAAAGCATTGTTGATGCAGCAGGTACTTTAGGTATAGGCGCTGATGCTTTTGATAACTTTGTTTATCAGTTTGAGTTGTCTCTTAAAGGTTTAACTGAACAAGAGCAGCTACAAAAGATAAATGAAGAAATACTCAAGATGGGTAATAACTTTGCTGCTCTCTCTGGTCACTTCACCAACATGAATGATCTACTAGCTACTGCTCAACAAAGATATGCTCTAGAAACTCGCTTACTACAGGCACAAGGTAATACATCTGCTCTACTTACTCGTGAGCGTGAAGCAGAACGCCTAGCTACACATGACCTTAATCAAGATGTGTTAGATCAGATATATGCTATAGAAGACGCTAAGATTGCTTTTAATGCCTTATCTAATTCCATACAAGCAAGTAAAGATAGTATAACTGCTGATTTTAATCAGCTTATGAGTAACGTAAGCACTAAGGTTTCAGATGCTGAAGCTCTAGTCTCTCAGAGCCAAACTATCCTAAGTATGCTACAGAGTGCTTCGGGTCGCATAGGAATGACCAGAGAAGCAGGTCTTGATTACCTAAGAAGCTTACGTGGAGCCTCACGTATAACCGATGAAAAAGCTCTTGGAGAAGCTCTATCTGCAATAGGAGAGCCTAGCGAAGATCTATACAGTAGCTTTACTGATTATCAACGTGAGTTTGCTGACCAATCTAACCTAATACGTGAGTTAGAAGAAACTGCAGGTAGACAGCTTTCCCACGATGAGCAAATATTGCAACAGCTACAAGCAGAGGCAGACGCTGCTGAAGCACACTATAACAGTCAAATAGCTTTTTACAATCAACAGTTACAAGATGCTCAAGATCAGCTAAACGCCTTATTAGGTCTTGATGAATCTATACTAAGCGTTGAACAGGCAATAATACAATTTGGTGCGGCTGTGGATAGGGCACTTGCTACTGCTGCTGCTGCTGCTAAAGCTGCTGCTGAATCTGCGGCAATTAAGGATGCAGCAGAAAATCAATCAGTATTAGGTAAATATGGAACAGGCACACAATACAAAGGTTTTGATAAGGCTGAACTCAAAGGCGCACAAGAGCTTCTAGATGCTGCTAATATTGCAGGGGTTCAAACCGAAGGTAAAACTGGCGCACAAATTCAGCAAGACATCTCTAATGCTACTGGTTTAGCCATTGGCCTTGATACTGGTACTCGTGATGATCAATTTGCGTTGGGTGGTTATCACTCTGGTGGTTTTAGGTTAGTTGGTGAGCGTGGTCCTGAGATCGAAGCTACAGGCCCATCTCGTGTGTTTAGTGCTAACCAAGCTAAACGCATGATGCAAAATCCTGATCTTGTTGAAGCAGTTAAGTCTATGAAAGAAGAGATTACTGAGCTTCGTAACGAACAGAGACAATTAGGTATTAATAATAATAAGTATACCAAACGTACATACGATCTGTACAGACAATGGGATACTGAAGGTCTACCTGCAGAGAGAACATAATGGATATTATCAAGCCAGTTACAGTTACCAACAGTATCCTTACAAGCTCTAATGTTGCTGAGAATGACTATGGTGAGTGGAGTGCTGCAACTACCTATGCAGACGGTGACAATGTTATTGTCATTGGGACTACACATAAGGTTTATGAAAGCTTAGTAAACAGTAATCTTAATAACGATCCAACCACAGATGATGGTACTAACTGGTTAGAGCTTAGTGCTACAAATAGGTGGAAAGCCTTCGATCAGAAGATTGCAGCACAAGTTAGTAATTTAAATACTATTGAGTATCAATTTAACGATGCTGACTCTAATATTACTGCAGTGTCTTTATTTGGCCTATACGGTAATTCAGTTAATGTAACTGTAACAGACTCTACGGATGGTGAAGTCTATAATGAAGATTTTTCTCTGCTAGACAATAGTGAGATAGTAGACTTATTTACTTATTTCTTCGCTGAACAAGGTGTTAAAACTGAAGCCTTGTTTACTGGTATACCACCTTATCTTGATTCTGATGTTGAAGTTACAATTACTGCTGACACAGGAACAAACGCTAAAGTAGGACAAATAGTCTTAGGGTTCCTCTCCAACTTTGGCTTAACAACTTATGGAACCTCAGTAGGTATCGAAGATTATTCTCGTAAAGAAACTGATGCCTTTGGTAACTTTATTATTACAGAAAGGGCCTTCGCTAAGTTAGTAGATTACGATGTGAGGCTTGAAACAGGAAAAGCCAGAACTGTGCAAAACACACTTGCAAATTTTAGGTCTACTCCTCTTGTGTATATAGGATCTGAAGATGAAGCTCTCGCTACTATTGTATATGGGTTTTATCGTAGGTTTGATATTACACTTGAAGGACCTGCCTATTCATTTGCTGCTATCGAAGTAGAAGGATTAACTTAACATGGCATATACGAATATTACCGCTTTACCGACTGCCCCTAGTCGGGCAAGACCATCAACGTTTGCTGCTGAAGGGGATGCCTTTCTTGCGGCACTAGCTACCTTTGTTACTGAGGTAAATGCCTCTGGTTCTTATATAGATGGAGTAGGAACTGCTGCAGATACTGATGCTGCAACTTCAACGGCTCAAGCTGCTGCTTCTGCAACAAGTGCAACTAACTCAGCTAATTCAGCCACTGCTTCTGCTACCAGTGCAAGTAATTCCTCAATAAGTGAGACTAATGCTGCTGCAAGTGCTGCTGCTGCTGCTGCATCATTTGATAGCTTCGATGACCGATACCTTGGTGCAAAGGCTTCTGATCCTGCAACAGATAATGATGGAGATTCCCTTTCTGGTGGTATGATATATTATAACACAGGGGATGGAAACCTAAAGTTGTATAACGGTTCTGCTTGGGTAGCTGCTGTACTTGATCCCAGTGGTGCGCTTATGGCTGCAAATAACCTCTCAGATTTAGCTAGTGCCGCAACCGCAATAACTAATCTTGGAATTACAGCTACTGCGGCTGAGTTAAATTATGTTGATGGTGTCACTTCTAATATTCAAACGCAGATTGATAACATCGGTAATACTGTTGGCACATTAACAAAATCTTTTGCCAATGGCGAAAGCTCAGTTATTACTCTTAGCTCTACAGTCAGCCCGACAGCGATTGTTGCAGTGACTAAAGAGGTTTCGCAAACTGGTGTTTCTTCTAAGGGAGCTTGGGATGTTGCGTCTGATGCAGCTAATTACGAGTTGTATAATCAAGCACCATCTACAAGTCTGACGTTACAAGGTTGGGATATTTCTACATCTTCTTTTGTGCAAAGTTTTTCTGTAGTTACTCAAGATGGTAGCCCTCATGGAGTGCATTTTAAATCAGATGGCACAAAGATGTTTATTATTGGTAGTGATGGAGATGATATTAATGAGTACAATTTAAGTACTGCTTGGGATATTTCCACTGCAACTTTTAGTCAAAACGGTAGCATTTCAGCACAAGATACCACCCCTTCAGATTTATTTTTTAAATCAGATGGCACTAAGGTTTTTATCGTAGGTGATGCAGGAGATGCTATAGACGAGTGGGATCTTTCTACCGCTTGGGATGTTTCTACCTTATCTTTTAATCAGTCTTTTAGTGTAAATAGCCAAGATACTTCTCCTCAAGGTTTGTTCTTTAAGCCTGATGGTTTAAGGATGTATGTAAGTGGGCAAACGAATGATAAAGTTTATGAGTATGCTTTAACTACTGCTTGGGATGTATCGTCTGCATCATTTAGCCAAGACTTTTCTGTGGCATTGCAAGAGACTAACCCCAGAGGTTTATCGTTTAAATCTGACGGAACTAAAATGTATGTCACTGGAAACAATGGGCAAGATGTAAACGAGTACAACCTATCGACTGCTTGGGATATTTCCACTGCATCTGCCTATCAAGTATTTGATGTATCCTCTAAAGCAACATATCCAACTGGAATTTACTTTAGAGATGACGGTTTTAAAATGTATATAGTTGGGCTTACTAGTGATCAGGTACATGAGTATGACGTTAGCGGCCCTTTTGCACTAGGAACTGGTTCTTTTGCATCTTCTGACGTAGGTAAGCGCATTTTCACAAGCGATGGCGGTGAGGGTGTTCTTACTGCTACAGATGGTTCTTACAGCTTATCTTCTGCATTTGGTGCAACTACCTATACCTCTGGCAACTGGTCTTTGAGTGGGCTTGATGTTCATGCATCTAATGGGGTTACGTTGAGTGGAGGTGGTGGCTTGGCCCAACCTACCGCCCAATACCTCCCTGCACTAACCTCAACAGGCGGTCAGATCGACAGCCAATTCTGGACTGACATTAACAGTATGACGGCTGACGATGTAGATAATGATGGTCAGGTTTACTATGCAGTATCCACCGATGACCGCACTATTTGGTCTGTTGCTAAAGCTAGCGATGGTGTTAGGCCGATTGTGAGGAACAACTCTGGTACTTGGCAGTATAACTCAAATGCTACTTACGGCTCTACAACTTACACTAATGGAACGACTAATGATGAGTTTGCTACTATTGCACAAGCTATGACTGTTGCAGCTAATCAAATGGATAAAGCACAAGTTGATGCAGTAACAGATGGATCTCATTTTACTCTGGGTAACACATTAGACTTAGCTATTATTCCATACCTAGCATCTACTGGAACTGCTCCAACATCTGATGGTGTGTCTATTAACTATGATGCGGCTGCTTTGAATAAGGGTGCTATCCTTGGTACTGACTATGACTATGACGTACCTGCAACAGACAAAGTTCGTATTACTTCCAATGCAGCGCAAAACCTTAAAATAAGGATTGTTTAATATGATAAAAAAATTACTACTAATTTCCACCGTACTGCTTGCAGCATGTTCGTCTAAGAATGATGTAGCAATGAATGAGGCTTATCAGAAGTACAATGCTCAAGCAGAACAAAATCGTATGAATACGATAGCTACAATAGCAGCACAAGGTGATAATGGTGTACTAGCAGCAGCTATGCTTATGCAAAGCGGTAATGCTTCTGGTGCTATTACTGCACAACCTACAAGCTCTGGTGACAAAGTGTTAAACACAGTTGCTGCTTTATCTCCAACCCTAATTGGATTAGGACAAATAGCTGCTACTGTAGATGGCAATCGAACAAACAAAGAAATAGCAGTCGTTCAGTCTGACAATAGTACTAAAGTAGCGATAGATACCAATGATACAATGTCAGAACTAGCTACAGTCAGCATAGTTAAACCTGAGTTTCAAGTGGTTGAGCCAAAAGTTTTCTGTGTCTTTGATGGCACTTCAGCTTGTCAGTAGTGTTATGGAGATGCTAGAGTTCATAGCCCAATGGTTAGCAGCACCTCTTGCGTTTGTAGTATGGTTTCTATTTATGAAGTCTACAAAGAATGAGAAAGATATTGCAGTATTACAAACACAGTATGAAGCTAATAGATTAGCCTACGACAGAGAGATGAAAGAACTAAAAGAAACTGTCAAGGCAATATTTAATAAGCTAGATAGTATAGAGCAATCATTAAGAGATAAGTAATGGACCCAGTAACTTGTGTTGCAATGGCTACAGGTGCATTCAAGGGATTGAAAGCAGCTATTGGGGCAGGGAAAGACTTACAACAAATGACAGGACAGCTTGCTAACTGGGGCAAAGCTTTCTCTGACTTTACAAATATAGAAGAACGAGAGAAGAACCCTCCGTTCTGGAAGAAGACGTTCAAGGGGTCTGACGAAGAGACCGCCATTGAGATCTTCGCTAATAAGAAAAAAATGGAACAGATGAGGGAAGAGATAAAAGATCACATCTCTTGGAACTATGGGCCTAGTGCTTGGAAAGAAGTTTTAGCTATAGAGGCAAGGATGCGTAAGCAGAGAAAAGATGAGCTTTATCGAAAACAAGAGATGGTAGATAATGCTATAAACTGGGCTATAGGTTTAACAATCTTTGCTACAGGAACAGCAGTTTTATTGGGTGTTTTTTACATGATAGGTAAAGCTCAAGGCAGGTGGTAATGTGGTTCTTAGTGTGGATGCAATTTACGATAGGAACTCGTGAGTTCGACTACTATCAAATAGGTACATACGGATCAGAAGAGGCTTGCAAAGAAGAAATGGTAAAAGCAAGAGTGATGATAACGAATAGTAAGTCAGCGGTACATTGCTTTGAGGTTGATAGAAGTAAATAATAAGTTTGTAGTATATGATAAGAACGGTAAGGTTATAATAATTACCCGAAACAAAAAGATTGCAATAGTTTATGCGAGGGACAATGGCACACACAGTAATTGATGATTGGAAAATTATACCAAGGCTAATGATGTTGGCTGTAACTATACTAACATATCAGGCTGTTCATTGGTACATGGCTTTACCTGATCCGACAATACAACAGTCAGGTCTTGTGTCTGTTTGCATGGGGGCTTTAACAGGGTGTTTTGGTATTTGGATGGGTAAAGAATCAAAATCAACTGTCTCAACTTCACAGGTGACTTATGCACAAACTCCTGTTGATACTGATCGCAAGTAGCTTTCTATCGGGGTGTTATCTTACAGCCCTAAACCCCTTCGCTAGTAAAGGAGGTCCTTCTGTAAATGCCAATGTCCTTGCAGGTAAAGAAAACACACAACAGTTGGTTGGACAACAAAACCAACAGGATGCAGGTCGAGACATTAATACAACGACAGTTACGAAAGAAGTCGAAGCGGAAAAGATCGAAGAAATCAAAATCTCAAACACGAATATACCAATCTGGGTTATACTCTTGCTCTTGCTTGGGTGGCTATTGCCCACACCAACAGACATATTTAGAGGGATTGGGAACATATTCTCTACAGTCTTTCAGAGGAAGAAATGATATGAGTTTTAAGTTAGGTAAAAGAAGTATAGAAAAACTAGAGGGTGTTGATCCAACACTCGTTAAGATAGTTGAAAAAGCAATTCAAGTGAGCGAACAGGATTTCTCTGTGATTTGTGGTTTAAGAACCAAAGCAGAACAAGAAGCTCTTGTTGCAAAGGGCGCATCACAGACTATGAAATCTAAACATTTAGAAGGCAAAGCCGTAGACCTGATGGCATACGTTGCAGGATCAGGCGGTAGATGGGAATTAAATCTGTATGATGAAATTGCTGATGCTATGGCTCAAGCAGCTTCTCTGTTGAGGATTACTAATTTGCGTTGGGGGGCAGCTTGGCATATAAATGATATTGGATCTTGGTGGGAAGATGGTAAGAACATGGAAGATGCCATGAATGAGTATGTTGATCTGAGACGATCACAGGGGCGAAGGCCCTTTATAGACGCTCCCCACTTCGAGCTTGTATAAAACTAAAGAGGCCCCTTATGGGGCCTTTTCTTTTATCAGTTCTTTGAGATACCATTGAGCTTTTTCTAGGTCTTCTACTCCATTCTTATACCTGTATCGCCAGAGGTATTTTATTATATTCCCCTGTAGGTAGTATTCATACCCATCCCCTGTTGCTGCTCGAATAGCATCAATACATTCGATACCTGCTTGGTTATAATGTTTCGGGTTATTTACTATGTCTGTCATTTTATCTCCACTAATTCACAATCAACAAAGGGTATATGGAAGAAGGTCTCATGTTCTGGTATTCTGTATCTAGGTCCTGATGCTTGTTTAATTGTATCCTCAGTCATTTGTGTTGCTCTTATTTTCCAAGCCCTATCATAATCCTTGTTTAGAACAAAGAAGAACAATTTATCAATATTTTCTTGATACTTCTTTATTAGTCTTATTTTCCTTGCAGGTATCCTAATCTCCTTCCAGTAAGTAGGCCAATCAGTTTTCCACTGTGCCTTACGTTCAGCCTCATGGAAATATGTAATACCATCTTTCTGAGATACAAGGTCTGCAAAGTAATTTTCTTCAGAGCTAACAATTATATGTCCTGTACCCTCTAGGTATTTTTTAACTGCGTTCTTAGAAGGTGTGTCTACTTTATCATAGACCTCTTTTCTAAATGGTCGGGTGTATACTTCCATACTATATATCCACTACTTCACATACATCACCTGTACAAGCAAAGGTCTGACTAGATTTTGTCGTGTCCTCTTTCTCGTACTCTTCGAGTTTAGACCAATCTATGTATTTCGGGGTGTTATGGTATAACATGTCATAGTCCTCTTTTGTACACTCTTGATAAGGTGCTTGCTGATAAACATGATCTGAATGAGGTAGGAAGGATACCCCAGACATTTCATCAAAGTGTTTATAAACAAATGCACCTACCTCAAACCATTCATCATCCCTTACTGTACAGGTGATACTTGGCTTATGTTCACACCAATGTCTCTGGTATATAAGCCATGTTTCTAATTGTTCAATAGCTGTGAGATTATTTCTTACGATAGCTCCTTCTGGAGACTTGATAGGAAAACTAAACACTGTTGTTGTGTCTGGCTTCATAACACAAGGTTCGCTAGATACTCCTTGATCTTTTAGGAACTGAGTTAATGGGTCTTTGTTATCCCCTCTAACTGTGCGAATGTAATAATCGCTGTGGCGAGAATGAATCCCACTAGCGGAGTCAACAAGTTGAGAGACAGTACCACTTGGTTTGACACAAGTGATAGCAGTAGAAGGGTTGATACCAAGACGTTCAGCCCATTCAGCATTTGTAGTAATCGCAACATTTCGTAGCCTTTCTAAGGTTTTGCCTAGACCGCTATTCTCTTTGGTCAGGATTGGGTTATCCATTATCCCTGTGAGTGACACACCCAACAGTCGTTCTTCTTCCGTATTTCGCTGCCACACCTTTCGCAAGTAGGGGAATTTGGTGTACGTTGATTGGATTGTTCCCAGAATTGTTGCCAAACGGACTTTTCGCTCCAGATCGTTAATAGTATCCTCTTTGCGAACAACAACTTCTGTAAGATTGCAGAACTGATAAGGCCGTAATATAATTTCACTACAGGGGTTACAGCCGAAATCATGTTCAATATCCCTTCTCCCATTCTTTGCAGCTTGTTTTTTAGATGCTTCACGGTTAAATATACCCCTCTCTCCTGATTTACTTTCAATAAGAGCCAACCATTCTCTCATAAAAGTTTCGATGCTAGGTTTCTTAGTGTAAGCCACTGAGTTATTAGCTAATGCCCTATAACCGAAGCGGTATATGTTCTTCTCTGGTTCATCCCACCAGATACCTGACTTAGCATGGCGCAGACGATCATCCTGTAAATTAGATAAGCTAATCATAGCAGAGCGTCTGACGCCACCAGAGACAACTACATTGCCTATGAAGCACATAATATCATGGCACTCTAAAGAAGATAGTTGTCTTCCCTGTGCGTTTTTGAATGTTGATAAAACAAAGTTAAATAAGTCAATTAAAGGAGCAGGTCCAGATGCTCGACCACCAAAGATCTTTAGTCTAGCTCCTGCAGGTCTGATTTTAGATACATCCCACTTAGGAATCTCACCAGAATACAACAATGCAATAAGTAGTCTTAAAGCTTTAGCCCAACCCTCTTTACTATCTTTAACAGTAATTGTTGTGTCGCTATCAAATAAGGTAGGAACCTCTGGTAGTTTCTCAATGTACTTGCGTTCTACACTGAAACCTACACCTGTACCGCAAAGCAAGATATACATAGCTTCATCGAATGATTTGATGTCATCTACTGGAAGATAAGAGCAGTTATATCCTGCAGTGTTATCACGATCTAAGGCAGTACCTGCAGTCATTAAAGCCCTCATAGATGGCATAACATCTAGCTTAAGTATTGCCCTACCGATAGAGTCTACAAAACTATCATCTCCTACTACTGGTTTTACAACGTTATCCATGTAGCGGTTAACAGTCTCATGCCAAGTCTCACGCCTACCTTCATTCTCTACCCATCTTGCATATTTACCTATAGCAATATACTGCTGATAAGCTGTTGGGATTGTATTCTCATTACTTTTCCAACTTTCATCATAGTAACCAAATGCGTCTAGGTCTGTTTCATTAAGCATATTCTACCATCCTTCCATAAAATTCTGTTGCCCCTTTATGTTCTGCATCGAACAAATACCAACAGCAGTTGTCTTTTCCTACGCTCTTACTTCCTTCAATCCACTTAACTCTTCCAATACTAACAACCTTAGAGCAGTAGGTCATTAAGATAGCCGATTGTTTTGTGTGCATCCAATCCGCATCAAATAGTAACCAAGACTTACAAATAGCCATAAAGTTATCTATCATTGCATGTAGTATCTGTCTTTCCCAAGGTGGGTTAGTTATTATAAATGTTTCTGGGTCATAAAGCTCCGTCTGTAATTGTAATGCGTTAGCTCTCAATATATCTGCCCTTTGAGGCTCTATATCAATAGCCCCATGACAAACACCTGATCCACCTGTAAGAGTGTGGATATGATCTATGAGTCTGCCATCCCCTGCACAAGGTTCGATGTAATCAAACTTATACGGCAAGTGCGATATAAGCGGCTCAACAGCATCTATAGGTGTGGGATAATAATCCCTTGGTCTTCTTTCAAATTCGCTACGTTTGCCCATTAGTGAAGCTTCTCTGGAGCTACATAGAACTCTAATTCCACTGGCTCTAAAGTTGGTTGACTTAACCTCTTCTTAAACTCATAGGCTGAAGTAACATTGTCAAAAGGAATATCGTCTATGAAAACCTCGTCATCATCTCCCTGTATCTTACAATTTAACCATATGTTGCCCTCTGGATCTTCTACTGGGCCATCTAAAACTGCGTGAACTTTATACACTACTTTCTCCATCTCTTTATAAGCTCCATATAGTGATCAAGTCCAACCATTACAACCCAATCTTTTCTATCAGCCCTAAAAAATACAACAGGCTCATAGTTGCCTTGGTCTGCTTGTGACATCCAATCATAAACTGTTTGTAAGTTCTTCCTTCTTTTAACTTCTATCGACAACGGTAGGAGTTTTCTTGCTTTTGGGGATAACTGAATGTCTTCTCCAGATTGTCCCATAGCCGTACTTCTAACATCATCAGGCTCTAGTCTTGGGAATGCCTTGAGGATAGCATCTCTTATTTCTTGTTGGCCTAGTCTTCCTTTGGCTTTACTGGCACTGGCGGTTCCCATATCTCTCCCTCCTTCCGTCTTAACCAAAGTAATCTGGCATTTTCTAAAACACGGTCTGTGTCTCCATCATACTCTTTAATACAAGCTTTCCAGAGTTCCTTTTCTGTTTTGCATTTATCAAGCATCTTATCAGCAGTCTTTTTGCCAACCTGATAAAGTCCGACAATATTATCTGCGCTATCTCCAGACAGGATCTGTGAGTAGAAGAACTTTAAACCTGACCAATCGTCAACTTTAGTCCACACCCCTGTATTGAAGTTAAAATGCCAACAGGGGATCTGCAGCATATCTTTATCTATGGATGCAACAACAGTATCAGAGCCTAATCTTGTTGCCTCTTTCGCAATAAGATCGTCAGCTTCCTCATCTTCGCTAATAATTGCATCATACTCCTTTACCATAAAGTCTCTAATGTGACTCAAGTGTATAGGCTTTTCTCGCTTTGACCTATTTCCCTTGTAAGGGAAGGATTTAGCAATGTCATATCTAAAGTTTCCTTTACCTGTGAGGAAGACCATGTAATCGCTCTTGTCTGGAAAAGGTAAGGCAGTTTCCCCAAGAATGTAATCAAGAACATCCATACACTTTTCTTCTGCGTCCTTGGGGGAACTATCTTCCGTGGCAAAGGCTGCCCTATAAGCAACAATATCACCATCAATCAGCACTTTGCCTTTGATCATTAGAAATCACTCCAGATCATTTCGCCATCATCTTTTTCAACGGCTACTGCTTTTACATAGGTAAACCCTGCGGCTTGACAAAACTCACTAAACAACCAGAGAAGGTCATTTATATCTTCTATGTCTTCACGTTCCATAGAGGTTTTACCTGTGAAGCCATCGTCCTTAGATTCTGATTCAGCTATGATCTGTATTTTCATGTTACCCTACCATAAAGAGTTCATCGTCTTCTGTTATTTCATCTAGTGAAACATACGAGACATGTTCAGTTACACCTACGTTTAGTAGTCGGATACCTGCACCACTTGCATAAGTCTCGAACTGTACTTTTGCCTTAGTGCCGTTACCCAATGCACCGTCTTTCTCAAAGTCCCACAACCGTC